ATGCAGACGCACATGCTCGAGGTCGAGAGGGTTGCACAGCTGGACCCCAACACCGCCATGGCAAAGACCGATATGATGGAATATCTCGACCATTACGGTGATGTGGTAGGTGTGCCGGCCAAGATTATCAGATCAAACGAGGATGCCGAGAAGATTATCGCCAGCCTCCAGGAGGCCCAGCAGCAGGCTGAACAGGCTGAACGGGTCAAGATGGCATCCGAGTCTGCCCGGAACATGGGAAGCGCCAGTACGGAGTCTGGGACGGCCCTGGGTGACCTGATGCAGTCAATGGGTGGCGCTTAATTGGAAGAACTCTTTAAAAATAGTGCCGGCGAGCCCTTCTGGGAGACCGACATCAAGAAGCTTCGGGAAGAACGCGAGGCTGATCGGCAGATGGAGCTCGATAACTGGCACAATGCATTCGTTGAAACATTCTGCACCACGGCCACGGGCAGGAAGGTGCTCTGGTTTTTGATGCATGAGTCTTATGTGTTCCGGCCATTTGGAGGGCAGAACGCAGCGGCATATGCCAAAGAAGGCAAGCGGGAGCTGGGGCTGATCATCAGCGAGATGCTGAGTGCCGACAAGCTTCTTGAAAGCTTAATACAGGTAAAGAACGACGAACTAAGGAGGCAAAAACATGAGTGATTCAGCAGGGACCGAAGACGGCCAGGGTGACACCGGCGCTGAAAGCGGCGACAGCGGAAACGAGGGCGCGACCTTTCTGGACAGCATTGCCAATGAGGATCTAAGGGGTAATGAACTTCTTTCGGGGTTTGAGGATGTGGACACCCTGGCGGAAGACTACGTCAAGCTGAAAGGGGATGCACCCGTAATACCGGAGAAGGCGGAGGATTACACGATCTCGGACGATCACAAAGACGTATTTCAGGATGAGGAGGCCGTGAACGGTTTCAGGGCTGTAGCCCTTGAGGCGGGGCTGACCCAGCAACAGTACGACGCGCTTTTAAAGTTTGAAGCGGGACGGGCTGCCAGTTGGCTCAAGAGCGCCCAGGACAAGCAGGCAGAAGCCAAGAAGGCCCTCCAGGACAAATACGGTGACGAGCTGGACGCCAAGATTAAAGGCGCCATAAAAGTGCTCGAGGCCACCGGGTCCAAAGACCTGATGGAACGTGCCGACCTGGATCAGGATCCTAACTTTCTCAGGCATTTAGTAACGATCAGCGAGCTGATCTCAGAAGACAAACTTGAAACCGGAGGAACCGGAGGGGGAGACGATAGCAGACCGCTCGGTGAAGATGGTAGTCCAAGGCTCAAGTATTCGAGCATGGGCGACTAACCGACAGCTAACCCTTCGCCAAAGGATACCTCCAGTACCCACGGAGGAATAAAAAATGGCAGTTTTAGCCGCACCCGGATTGACGCTTCAGGAAGTCGCCAAGCGTCACGATCCCAATGGTAACCAGGCGACCATCGCAGAAGTACTGGCCAAAACCAATCAAATTCTGGACGACGTGCCGTGGCGAGAGGCCAATGACGTCTTCAGTAATGTGTCCCTTAAACGGGCATCACTCCCCACCGGCACCTGGAGAAAGCTGAACGCAGGTGTTGGGGCCGAGAAGTCCGAAACCATCCAGATCAGAGACGTGATCGGCATCCTGGAGTCCGAGGCCAAGCACGATGTTCGGGTCATTAAATCTTTTAAAAACCCCGCGCAGGCCAGGGAGGACGAGAACAGGTCCTTCGTCTCAGGCCTGGGGCAGACCATGGCATCTGCAATCTTTTACGCCAACACGGTTACCACGCCTGAAAAATTCACCGGCCTGGCGCCCAGGATGGCAAACGTAGCTGCCTCAAACAACGTAATCAATGAGGGTGGAACCGGGTCTGACCTGGCGAGCATCTTCGTTGTTGACTGGGGCATTGACACGGCCTACATGCTGTATCCCCGTGGATCCATGGCGGGCCTCGACCATCAGGACATGGGCATTCAGGTAGTACAGGACGACTCCAGCCTGGACTTCCGGGCTTATGTCGACTTCTTTTCATGGGAAGCCGGCCTCACGGTAAAGAACGCGAAGAGTATCGGTCGTATCTGCAACATCGAGAGCACCGGTTCAAGTAATATCTTCGACGAAGACAACCTGATCACCCTGCTTAATCGCATGACCAAGGGTCCCGGACGACGGATCTACGTCAATGAAACCGTGATGACCCAGATGGAGATCAGAACCAAGGACAAAACCAATATCAACTACACCAAGACCGACGGTCTCGCCCCTGGGCTGGACCTGAAGTTCAAGGGTGTGCCGATCAGGCAGTGCGATTCTCTTCTGATCACCGAAGCAGCCCTGACATAGCAGGGGCGGCATAGGCTAAAATCTTTAACGATAATCGTTAATGGAGGAATATAAAATGAGTGTACTTGACAATGAACTGATCTTTTCGGATGCCCAAACTCAGGTCGCAAGCTCTGCCGCGGTTACGCAGAGCACCAATGTGGCCGATATGACCGAGGGCAAAACCATTAAAAACGAGTGGGACGCCGCCAAGGACAATGAGATCGGCGGCTTGACCTGGAACCTCGTGGTGGGCACCGTCATCAACGCGGTCACGATCATCACCGCCAAGCTGATGTCTCACTCGGCTGCGACGTCCATCAAATCCGGGACCGAGATTGCAGAGATTGTGCTTGACGCGGCAGCGGCAGCGGGCACCAAGAAGGCCATCACGTTTCCCGTTGGGCTGGCCTCTCCTGAGAGGTATCTCGGTGTAACCTATACCGTCAGTGGCGCGAAATGCACCACGGGCGCTATCGATAGCTGGCTGGGCCTGGAGAATGAGGTCGTTGGGCCGATAGCCTAACATGGTCGACCGACTCAAACTCTTACAGCGACTGAGGGACAGCATCCCGGAGTTCAAGTGTATTCCGGGGTGCACTCAGTGCTGTGGAAACACACCCTGGTCCCGCTTCGAGTGGGATCTACTACCGGATGAAGATAAGGCGCGCTACGACCGCTTTTCCTTTATCTGCTCCTTTTGCGACAAAGAAACTGGCTGCACTGTCCACGAGCACAGGACTATCATTTGCCGGGCGTTTGGCTCGGCGGAGGGAATGCCTTGTCCCATGGGCGTAAAGGCTGACGAGCTGTTAGATAAGGCGTCAATCGTGGCTATAATGAAGACCTATCGAAAACACTTTTTTTAGGAGGGCAACCCATGACTGCATGGACTGCAAATATCGAAGGCATGGCCGGCGAAGGCCGTGGAGACAAGGCTGAAGGGCGCGCCTTTAAACATCCCATCAGGATGGACCTGTATGACAGGTATCTCGTCCAATCAGCCCAAACCCAAGGCTTGATCTGTTACGTCTTTATCCCAAAAAGCGTGACCGTCGCGGCCTCAGACACTTTTACCCTTACGGTAAAGGCATGACCCAACTGGCTTTAAGGAGGCTTTAACAATGTTAAAATCACTTGTGCACCTGGACGTGATTAACAAGATGGGTGCTGCTTTGAGGGCAGCCGGCTGGCACATTGACGAAGAGACCGGGAGATACAGCGTCATAGGACGATCCGTTGTCTCGGTCGACAGGAAGTGGGTGTATGTTAACCCGATTCCGTTCAGCCCGTGCAATATCTATCAGATGATTGCAAGCACATGCAACTTCGTTCCGACGAACTGCCTGAACTGCTGGAAGGTGGTCGTCAAGCCGTTCACATTCTATGAGCTAATGCAGCTTATGAAGTTCCAGAAGGAGTACACTGAAGGCCACCTGTACAAGGATCGCTTTTGTAAGTGCGGTATCGAGGAGCGAGGATACACGTCCCACAATTACGGCGGGTATTTTTACAACCGCAGCAAAGAGGAGGGGCTCCAGTGCTGGGAAGAGGTTCGGGACGGCATTGACAAAATCAATCCACGCATACCCGTGATCTTAAAGCGGTATTGCACTGAGTTCGAGCTCGCAATGGGCCCCAGCGACAAATACGAACAGCCGGAGGGAACGAAAGATCTTGAGGCGGCTATATTTGCTGCTATCGACGTGGAATCCCAGGGGAATAACCGGCTGCAACCGGAGTATCTGGCGGCTCATAATATCCGTATGTGGATGGAACACGCGTGGCTTATCGGCGACATGACCGTTATGAAGTTCAACGACGGCGAGCCATTGTTCACGCCGAGCGTCACCTATCACGATCATCTGCTTGAAGAGCGGATGGATAAACTTCTTACCGAGGAGGCAGGGGATGATTAAACATGTTTGCATTAGAGACTGTTATTACAATGCGCGTTACTGGTCTATCGGGGAGGTCATCGAAGACACGGCCGGGTTCGAGGATATGCCGCCCAATAAGCATTTTGCCGAGCTGGGCGGAAGATTACCGGCTGATGCCATGCCCATTATCATTGCTGGCGATGATCCCCGGTCCACCAACAAGATTCGGGCGGAGCTGAAAGCAAAACACGATATTAAAATGCCAAAGGACGCATCCAGGAAGGTTTTGTTTGCCGCCTGGGTTGAAGCTGAGAAAGGCGCCGGCAACGACGCCGGCACAAAAGAGCCGGCCAAGACTGAAGGAACCAGGGATATAAACAAGCCTGTCGCACCATCTGACTTTGGCAAGATTACAAAGCTGGTGGGAGACATGTCCCCCGACGAGATCGACGACATCACCAAAAGAGAGCTCGCCCAACGACTGGACGTAAGCTTTACGTCTTATAAAAAAGCGGAGTTAATCGAAAAGGCGATTGACGCAGGAGTGTAAGACATGGCCACAAATGTGCAGATCTGCAACCTGGCGCTAAGGGGCATCGGCGCCAAGACTATCGTCGCGCTGGATTCGTCTGACACCAGCAAGGAGTCCCAGGTGTGCCAGGACATCTTCGCTATGCTGCTTGACGAGGTCTTGGACGACCATCCCTGGAACTTCGCTAAGGTGTGGGTAGCGCTGGCCGAGGACGCTGGATACACGTTTATAGACGACATCTATGAATACGCTTATCAGATGCCGTCCGGGTTTATCCGGATGTCAAAAACCGAAGATCGGGACCTCCAGTACGAGATACGCGGGGAATATATCTGTAGCAACGAAGAGGACATGGAGATCGAATACATCCAGCGAATGGACGATCCCGCCAAGTACCCGTCGCATTTTGTAAGGGCCCTGGCCTCTCGTCTCAGGCCGGAGCTGTCCGCGAGTATAAAAACGAAGTTTGACCCGGCAAGCCTGCTCAGGATCTATTACGAGCTGGACCTGCCAAGGGCCATGGCGTCAGATGCCAGGCTCGACAACCCCTCGGCGGAAGACGCTCTGCGGCACACAAACGGGACTGACACATGGATTAGCGCGAGGACTTAATGGGAAAAACCAACCCAAACCAGGCATCCTTTAGCGGCGGCGAGTTCTCGCCTATGCTTTACGGTCGCGGCGAAGACTACGAGAGATATGGTACTGCCGTCAAAACCCTGAAGAACATGGTCTGCCTACCTGCCGGCCCGGCAACGTGCAGGCCAGGGTTCCGGTACATCGAAGATCCCAAGGACACGACAAAAGAGTGCGGCCTGATTCCATTTGAGTTCTCCGACACCCAGGCCTACGGGCTCGAGGTGGGCGATTATTATATCCGGTTTTACAGGGACGGTGCGCGAATAGACAAGGCCGCCGCCAACACGCCTTATTGGTTTGACGAGGACGCCGGCATCGCCGCCTGGTCCCAGCCGGTCGCGTATTATCTCGGCCAGATCGTAAGCAGAACCATCGACGCATGGGTAACGGCCACAGCTTATATTGTTGGAGACATTCGCAGGACAGACACGGACGTTTATTATTGTTATCACGCACACACATCATCTGCTGCCGGCGCGGTGGGGGATGAGCCGGGTGTTGGCGCCGACTGGGAAGACGAGTGGGTGCTGGCCACGGAGGACGGTAATGATGCTCGCTTTGTTTGCAAATTAGAACATACATCTGCCGCCACCGACGAGCCCGGCGACAGCGCGAACTGGGAAACCTACTGGACCCTGATATACGATCACTTTGAGAGCACCGACTATGCTGTCGGGGATTACGTCTGGGAGCCCTTGAGCACCACCAACAACCATCCCTATGTTTGCATATTTGCCCACACATCGTCGCATGAGAAGAACAACGACATGCCAGGCCACGGGGTTTCCTGGATAAGCCTGGGATACTTTGTCAGGGCCGACTTCGGTCATTATGCCGTTGGGGATTTTGTAAAGATAGGCGCGGCCTCAACGGATGTATATCGATGTATCCACGCCCATGATTCTGTCGAGGCTGACGATTATCCCGGAACCGGGACAACCTGGGATACGGAGTGGGTGCAGGATGACACTTACGAAATTGCCACTCCTTATCCCGAGTCGGAGGTTTCTGCCATCCAGTTCGCCCAGAGCGCTGACACGATTTACATCACCCACGCAAATCATCACCCACAGAAGATGAAGCGGATACAGCACGATTACTGGACGTTTTATTCGTTTGCCTGCGCGGTGCCTGTTGATGAGGACATTACCAAGGAAGGTGATTTCCAGCTAAGCATAAAGGTTGCGAATAAGAGCGCCTGGCCATGGGCTAACGTGGGCTTGACCGGGAAAACCGGCACCGGCTTTTCAAGTAACACAGAGATTACCGAAGGTGATGTTGGGAAATATATTGTCCGCAACGGCATAAGGCCCGCACACGCAGGCATATTCCACATTACACACTATTTGGGCTCTGGCGAGGTCTGGGGGGAGGTTACCGAGGCCTGGACGGCCTATCCTGGCCCCTGGGTAACAGCGACCGACTATGCCGAGGGCTATACGCTGCTCCATGACAATGATGTTTATCTTTGCATAGACACTCACACTTCCGCCGGCGCGACAGAGCCTGGCACGGGTGGCTCCTGGACAGACGTTTGGGAGGTGCTAACTGGAGGGGCCTTCGACTGGCACTGGCAAGATGACTTCGATCAGTACGGCGGCAACCCGGCAGCAATCACATTCCAGGATGACCGGATGATGCTGGCTTCAACGAGCGGGGCCCCGACAGATCTTTTCACTTCCAAGGCGGGAATATACAACGATTTCACGGCAAGCGCCACGGTTGTAGCATCCGATGGCCTTCGTCTGACACTTCTTTCAAGGAAAGTCCAGGTAATCTCCTGGCTTCAGGCACACCACAAACTGCTGGTCGGAACCGTTGAGGCTGAGTGGCTGGTGTCAAGTGCCACTGGCGACGGGCCTATCACGGCTCTGTCCAAGCAGGCCAGGGTGGGGTCATATCACGGCAGCGCCAGGGGCCAGATGCCTGTTGAGGCTGAAAACGCTATTCTCCATATCCAGCGCCACGGGAAAACCGTGTGGGAAATCTACTGGAACTCCGAGCTGGACGGGTATATCGGCGAAGATCTGATGATCCTGGCCGATCATTTAACCCGCAACCACACGATAGTCGATATTGCCTACCAGAAAGAACCTCACAAGGTTCTATGGGCAGTGCGATCTGACGGGGCGCTCCTGGGCCTGACCTATCACCACGAGCAGAAGGTTGCCGGCTGGCACCAGCATATATTTGGTAACGGCTCGCACTTTGTTGAGTCTATTATGGTTTTGCCCGGCACAGAAGGGGATGATCTATGGGCGGTGGTAAAGCGCAGGACCGCTGTTGATGCATACACCCGCGAGATCGTCAGGATGGATCCCTTCTTCAAGGATGCCGAGACCGTTGACGCATTCTTTCTGGACTCCGGTCTGACCTATGACGGCCGGCAGGAAATAGAATCCATAGACGATGTCACGCTTGTTGTAACCGTCACCGGGCATAACCTGAGCAATGGCGACGAGATCCGGTTCAGGGTCGAAGATGACCCCATGGACACGGTTGGCGCCAATGGATCTCTGAACCAGAAGATATTTGAAGTCAGCGACAAGGACGCGGACACGTTTAAATGTAAAGACGCAGACGGCAACTACGTTGATTTCGCAACCTACACCGCCCCAAACCTGACCCACGGAACCGCGGCTAATAACACCATTGCCAAGATGGTGACCACGGCCTCCGGCCTGGATCATCTCGAGGGAGAAACGGTCCAGGTGGTGGGCGACGGGCTTCCGCTGGATGACGCAACGGTCGCATCAGGTGCTATCACGCTGTCCCAGGCTGCCAGTGTTGTGCATGCCGGGCTTGAATATACCTGCGACCTGGAGACGCTTCCCCCGGCCATTCCATTGCAGTCCGGATCCAGCCAGGGTGAAACCAAGCAGGTCAACGGGGTTGTTATCCGGGTGTTTGAGTCTCTGGGATTTAAAGTGGGACCCCACGAGGACGATCTGATCGAGGTGCCTGTCACCGACGATACCGGGCCATACAATCAAGAGGTGCCCCTATTCTCTGGGGAAAAAGACGTGGCCATAGACGATGTTCACGAAACCGAGCCGACCATTCTCATCAGGCAGGATCAACCCTTGCCCTTGACGATTTTAGGAATAACCAAGCAACTGGAGATCAGCTAATGGGTACATCAGGCTGGATGTTATACGGAGCCGGGACCGGGATGAGCGCATACATGCAACAGCGGGGGGCTGAAGACTCCGCCGATGCGATGATTGATGCCGATAAGTTCAACCGGGCGATGGCCAAGATCGAAATGGAACATGCCTATTATAAGTCCGAAACCAACGAGCAGATCTTGAGGGAGCGGGGCGAGACCACGAAGGGTGAAGCCACCCTGGCCGCCGGCTCATCCGGTTTTGCGACCGACAGCCAATCAAACCTGGACGTGCTCGAGAGTATTGATCGGAGCATCGAGCTGGATGCCGCAGTGATCAGGCAGACCGGCGATATCGAGGCCCGGTCCATCCTGGAGCAGTCGAAGGTACAGACCCGAAACACCCAGAACCTGGCCAAGAACACCAGAAAGGCCGGATACCTGGATTCGTATACGACAATGCTACAGGGCGGCGCGACCGCATACCAGCTATGGGATGGAAGGACCCGCCGCAGCCCGGGAAGGATAAAATAAAACATGCGAGCACCTGTAATTAAAAATCGGGAACGTCAGGTCGGGCTACCGGGATCATTGAATCTTCCCCGTCGCCGGCCAATCGTTGAGGGCCAGATTGAAAGAGTGGGCTCCAGCAGCCTCCAGCGCCTGGGTGAGGGCATGCAGGGTGCCGGCAAGGTTCTGGTTCAGATCGATAACCAGCAGCGATACGAGCATGATGTTGCCACCGCTCAAGACGCCGTAAACCGATTACGCACGGATGCCCGGGGTAAAAAAGAAGAGCTCATGGGACGTCAGGGTGCCAATGCCCAGGGAACGCTCAAGGAATACCAGGAATGGTATCAAACACGCTCCGGAGAAGTAGCTGTTGGTCTCAAGGGTGAAAGACAGCGTGAACTATACACAGACATGTCAACTGCTCGACGCGAGCAAGACCTGGACACGCTTTCCATGCATCAGGCAAGGGAGCATAAGCGTCACCAGGAAAGCACCCTGGTATCGACCGTTCAGGAGCTTGGGCGCGATATCCTGATGGATTCTGATCCCATGGGATTCAATGAAGCAAACTTCGAGCAGAAACTCTTAGATGTTGACCGGGCTTATGCCTACAACCGGCCCGGCATGGACAATCGGGCGAATATTGCGAAGGTCAAGGCCGGCATCAGGGTCGCTGTAATTCAAAGGCTTTCCGAGCCCGAAACCGGGAACCATGTCCTGGCAAAGAACCTCATAGAAAAATGGAAGGAAGAGCTTGG